AGAAGGTGCACAAGGTGCTCAAGGCTCAACAGGAGCTCAAGGTACTGCTGGAATTTCAGCAGGCGCAGTATTCTACTTTAATCAATCTGAAGCGTCTGACGTTTTAGGTTATAGAAATCTAAGTACATTACCTACAACAGCTACTACACAAACAGTTACTACAAATTTAACAAGTAGTCAAACAGGTGCATTAGTACAGCAATTTATGTCGCAAGAGATTGGTTTCCCTGTTATTCCTGCTGGAGTTCAAAGATTCAATGTATTTTATACTTTACCAGCAGCAGTTGCTGATGTTGACACTTATGTGACTTTACAATTAGCTAATAGTGCTGGTGTACCATACGGACCAGTTATTACTTCAGGTTTACATACAATTGATTGGGAATCAGGATTACCAAATGAAGTTAATATTGATGTTGTATTACCTACAACTAGTATTGATCCAACTGATAGAATGATTGTTAAATTATATTTAAACAACTTAGATACTACACCTCGTTCAGTAGTTTTTTCTACAGAAAATGGTTACTACTCTTTTGTTGTAACTTCAGTTGGTGTTGTTGGAAACAAAGGTGAAACTGGAGCACAAGGTGCTCAAGGTATTACGGGAGCTCAAGGTGCTACAGGTGCACAAGGAACTACTGGTATGCCTGCTGGTTTATCAATTACTAATTTAGTACCTAGTACACCAGTAACAGGATTTACTACAGTAGAAACAGTAGTAGACTCCATTTTAATTCCAGCAAATTCAGTAACTCCAGGTAATATCTATAATTTAAATATGAGACTTGGATCAACTAAAACAGTTTCAGGTAGTACTACATTTAAAGCTTATATAGGAACTTCAGTAGGCTTAGGTGGTACTAATATATGCGGTGTTTCAGGTACTTTACCTATCATGGGTACAACTTCTACTTTAATTTCTTTCAGTAGACAATTTTTTGTTAATTCAGCAACTGCTACAAATATACTTGCATCTAGTGGTTCAGGCATTGATTGGCAATCTAGTTCTACTACTCTTCAAGCACCATTATTGGCATTAAATATTGATTGGACAGTTGACCAATATATTACAATTGGAGCTACTTTATCAAATGCAACAAATACAGCATTTAGTTATGGTTATAGTTTCTATCAACCAAATGGATCTAAAGGTGCTGATGGTGCTCAAGGTGTAGCGGGACCTGCAGGTGGACCAACGGGTGCACAAGGTGCTACTGGTGCAAATGGACCAACAGGTGCGCAAGGAGCAACAGGATCTGTAGTAAGTGGATATTCTGCAACAAGAACTACTTTAAATGGACCTAGTGGTACAAATACTATTATTACATCAATCACTATTCCAGCAAATAGTTTTATTTCTGGTGATATTGTAAAAATATGGGCACTGTACTCATCGAATTATGGAGGAGCAGGAACTGTATACACTTCAGCTGCAATAAGTAATTCTCCTGCAATATATTCTGGAGTTTGGTATACATTAGGTGGTACAAATTCAACATCATTAGCTGGTTTTGTTTTAGAGAAAAATTTAGTTATTAATACAGCAAATGGAACTGGATTTGGTACTGCAAGCGGTGCAGTTGATAATTTCCTTGAATTTGATAATCTTCAAGGAGGCTTTGTTTATCCAGATAATTTAGCTAAACCACTAGATTGGACAGTACCAGTTTACATACATTTTATTGGATACGTCGATAACGCTGGAAGTTCTACTACTTTAGTTGGTGGATACGCTAAAAAACAAAATTAATTGAAACAAACTCTACAAAAGTAGTATAAATAGCATATAAGTTTATTATTTGTTCATTTAATAAATCTATTTTTGTTTTTTAAAACCCTATCTCGTTTAAGCCATTTCTCGATTTAGGGTTTTTTTATGTGTAAAGTGAAAGCTTCGCAATATGTAAAGTGAAACAATGGAACGGGGAACGATATAAGTACCATGAACCAAACAATTAGTATTAACAATTTAAATGGCGTACAAGGAGCGCTTGTTGTTGTTTTATCGTTATAAAAATTTAAGGTTTGTAATCGAAGAAAGTAGTTTAAAGCCCAGATGTTTGAGTCATCTGGGCTTTTTTTATGTGAAACAAGTGGTAAAAAGCCCGTATAAAATATAACTCCTGCGCGACGGTGTACTTTGATTATATAACATCTTTATAAAAAAAGTTGAAACATTGTATACATTTTTTGTATAACTTCTAAATACAAAGAATATGGAAACAATAGAAATTACACTAAACGTAACACCTAAACAGTTACAAGAACTACTAATCCTAGTCAGTCAGTCAAAAATCGAAGGTATTGCTCTTCAATTAGAACAAGCAATCGATGACATCCCTACAGAGAAACTTTGGTTATAACCAAAGTTTTTTTGGTTTTACGGCGAGATCTTTAAAGTACCTTAATATATAAGATAAATAAAGTTATATAAAGTTTGAAACAAAGTTTTAAGTGTGTGTATAACTACTATAAATTAAAAACAAATATATGAACACACAAATCACAACAGAAGCAATCATCGAACTAGCAAAAAGTATCGATGCAATGTCAACAGAGCAAGCAGAAAATGCTATGGCAAATCAAAGAGCAGACGTAACTGGATGGTCAGTTGCAGATTCTCTATCATCATTAGCATTAGCAACTGAAGAAGTAGCTATCTCTAACAAAGCAATCGCAGACGCAATTGACAATCTAGCAGAAGTACTTCACAAAGCATTTGCAAAGTAAAACCTAAACAAGAGGGACTTCGGTCCCTCTATTTAAAAACCAAATAAATAATTATGAAAAACACAGAACAAGTGGTATTCCACACCGACTTACCTGATTATGCAGGTACACAAATGAATGTAAAGACCAAAGAATCTATTGACACAGAAACATTAGAGTATCTTGGTAAACAGTTTTTAGAACCATCAGAATTTAAATATTCAACATGGTCTATTATGAAATTGCCAGATCTTACATCACAAGAAAAAGTAGCATTGGCATTTATCAATAAGTTTTCGCCTTATGGTGGTATCACAACTGGTAGATTACAAAAAGAATTAGAAGTAGCAACTCCTACAATTTACAAAGTTATTAACAGGCTTGTTGAATTAAAAGAAGTAGAAAAAGGTGAAAGACAAGGTCTTTGGACCGTAACAGAAACCAAAAAATTATTTTAATTAAAATGAAAGAAAAAGTCAATAAATTTTATAGTACTCTTTTCGATATCGGAGAGGGTATAGGTTTTCAAAATGCACCTTTTGATAAGTCTACGAATGATTTTAAGTATCGTAAAAATAGAGTAGTCAAATGGAATGGTACTATTGAAGATTATAATTTTGACTTTCAATTTTATTGTATTAATCCTATTCATCCAACATTGGATAATAATCCTACTGATTCTGAAAAACACAGTAGAAACAAACCAAGAATAACTCAAGAGAATGTAACTAGCATTAGAAACTTTGCGATTGAGTTTGATGAATGCACAGTGCAAGAACAAGGTGAAAGATTAAAATTATCAAAACTACCATATAGTGCAATTATTTATAGTGGTGGTAAATCTTTACATACTCCAATTGCTTTAGAAGATCCAATTAGCAAAGATGAATTCGAAGCCAAGTATGAATGTATCAAACGTATATTACTTAAGTTTGATTTAAAATTAGATACACAGTGTAAAAACATTAATCGTTTAACACGTGCTCCTAATGAAATCAACACTAAGACAGAGAAAAAACAAACTCTAGTAGTTGTTAATGGCAGAATCAAAAACTCAGAATTAGATGCATGGTTAGAAGCAAATGGTGAAGATTGGACTTTAATTAAAAAGTATCAACCCGTTACAGTTACTTATTCAGGTGAAGGTGATGGTACAGAAGAAACCAGATACAAAGATGCTTTATCAAGAATGTCAGAGTATGGAATAGATTCTCGTCAACCATGGTTTTATCAACTAGCATGTAGATGTTTAGAGAATGGTCTGAGCGCAGATTATATCAAACATAAGTTATCTATAGAGTTTAGTAGTTATGATGAACCTGGACGCAGAGATGCAGCAGTAGATAATGCTAGTAAGTATGCTAAGATTACTCCAAGAACTATCAACGAACCAAAAGTAATTACAGACACCACGCCTGAAATAGATCTAAGTTTTTTAGATGATGTAGAAGTAAAACGTGAACGTATTAGTGTACCTTATGAAAATAACATTAATCATTATGCATGGATTGGATCTGACATTTATTTGATTTATCCTGATGGCAAAATGGAAAAGTACAACATCGGTGGTTTTAAAGCAAGGTTTCCAAGTAAAGAAATTACAGTAAGTATGATTCCTAGAAAGTTTGCAGGTTTTGGATACAAACCCGATTATTTTAACGATGGTCCAATTGAAAACAATAAGTACAATCAGTTTAAGTTACCTAGTTGTCAAATTGAAAAAGGTGAATGGCCAATGACTAAGATACTTCTTAAACATATTTTTGGTGATCAATTTGAATTGGGATTGGAATATTATTGGGTTAAAAGACACAGACCAACTCAACCGCTACCCGCACTATGTTTATTAGGTGATGAAGACGCTGGAAAATCTACCATTGGTAACCACCAACAAATGTGTTTTGCTAACAGTAAAAAGATTAATTCTAGTGCGCTCGAAAGGGATGAGAATAGTTATGTTAAGGATTGCCAAGATATTATCGTAGAAGAGTCCAGTTCGCGCGGTGTTAGTAGGAATTCTAATCCTCAAGCTATTGTTGATAAGATCAAAGACATGGTAACAAGTACTGGTGGTACAATTCCATGTAAGATCCTATACGAAAATGCAAATGAAGTCAATTATTATGGCAAAGTAATGCTATTTACTAATGACATTACACCACTTAAAATGGATGGCGAAGCGACTCGTTTTTGGGTACGAAAGATTGCAAAGCCTGAAAAACATGTTGATTTCTTACGTAAATTAGAAGACGAAGTAGGTCATTTCTTATGGTATTTGGATAATGAATTTAAACCATCAAGGTATTATAGCAAAGAACGTTTATGGTTTAATCCTGCAGAGTATTGGACTATTGAAAAAGAAACTGCTAAAGATGCTAGTAGTAGTCCAAGATACAGAAAAATTAAGGACATATTTATCGAATGGTTTGACGATAATGAGGATGAGGAATTTTGTTACTTTGATACTAAGAGTCTACAATATGCCTTAAAATCTCACGAAGAAACTATGAGTACTTACGAGATCAAAGACTGTTTAATTAAAGATTTTAGGTTAGGTGAACCTCAACCAAGAAAGGTAATTACTGATAGTTTGACTATGAAAATTGGACAAAGCCCACGTCAAACTCGTAAAATGTCGTACTGGAAGATCGATAAAAATCTAAAATTAGTCGGAGAAATGGAAGATTTAGAGAAGCAAATGATGGAAATATTAGGATAAAATGGACAAAGCAATGACTAAATGGACAAAGCAAAGCATCCCAGGACAAAGTAAAGCGCAGCTTTGTCCGAGCTTTGTCCACACAAAAAATGTTAATTTTGAAGCACCAGAGCTCTTTTCTTCTTCTTCTTCTTCTTTTTTAATAAGAAATAATAAGAAAAGGACAAAGCAGTGCAAGAACCCCAGAAAGTAGAATAAAAAAGATGGATCACCAATAAACCACCCAAGGGTTTTGCACTAGCTTTGTCTCGTCACTTGATAACAATATGAAAAAGAAATACAAAAAACACCACGCAGTAAAAGGTCTGACCAAAGAGGCAGACATATTTGCAAATTTAAATAAACAAACAGAAAATGAACACAACACACACAGAAACTTGGAAACTATTCAAGACGAATCCTTACTACAGAAAAACAAACGTTTGGATTCCCGACAGTCCTAATGCACTTTATCAAACTAGTCGATGGTTTATATCAGATCATGGCAATGTTAAAGTGGAGACAACTGTAGTCACTCACGAAGAGTCTAATCATATCTTTAGTAAGATCAAGAATCCTGGTCAAGTCACAATTAAATATATGCCTTATTATGAAAAAGGTGGCAAGAATGGCAAAAGGTATCCATGTCTTCCAACTGGTGAGTACATACACAGATTAGTGGCTGAGAATTTCTTGGAAAATCCCAACAACCATCAAATCGTAATTCACATTGACAAAGATGTTAAGAATAATCATGTCAGTAACATAGCATGGTCTAAGTATCAAACTAGACCAATATTGTAAAAAACATGACGAAATCAAAATCTGATAGATACTTAAAGATAAACTAAAATGAAGACTAAATTCGAAGTACCAACCATATTCACATTACTAGACTTAAATGACCATCAATTGGTATTTGTAGAATTGCTCAGTAGAATCAACAAATATTTTGGCAAAGGCAGTTCTTATCGGTTCTACTCAATGGATCTGAGAATGCTATTAAACCAAAATAAGAATGTAAATGACCGCCGATTATCTAACATAGGACTTGATAAATTACTCGAACCCTTTAATGGTTTAATTAAAGGCGTAGAAGTCGATGATCAAACTTGGTACATAACACCTAATTGGATGTATAAAAACCCATGGTGTGAAATAGAGATCACAGACGAAGCAGCAATCAAAGCCTACTGGTATTTGTTAGGTCGAACCGCTGGTCACAAATTTGAAGACGAAAACACAAAGACCTTCGATAAATATCTAGTCGCTGGTCGTAATGGCAAAGTGTACGGTTGTTGTTTAGGTATATTAGACTACGATCAGAAAAGAGAACTCAACTAAACTATGAGAGGCGTCGAGATCGCAATGAATGACTACTTTACAATGAGTCAACATGCCAAACGAATTGCGCAAGATGCCATCATGCTTCATACACAAGAGTGGGTTGACGAAATGAACTCAGCTCTACACAAAGATGAAGATGACTATGAGTTCGAAGAGGTGCTTCATATATTTTACAGAGGCTACAAAGAACGCGAATGCTATGAAATGGTCCAAGCAATTCTTGATGCAGCTGAGCGCTATGACATAACCATTGAAGATTAATTGTCAAATCTCAACATTTTTATATTTAAGTAAAAGATAATACCCATTAGTATATGGAAAACAAACCAAAATCAACAAACGCTAACCACTTTTCATTTAATGTGGACCGTATTGAAGTACAATTACCTCTTTTTATTGAAAGAGCTGGTCGTAAATGGATCGAATACGGGAGCGATAACTTATACCCTCAATTTGTTGCTAGTCTATTTATGAAGTCAGCAATGAACCGCACAGCAATCCAATCTAAAGTAGATGGTGTATTAGGTCAAGGCCTTAAGACTATTAATCCTGAGATGAACTACTTGCTAAAGAGAGCCAATGCCAAAGAATCTTGGAATGATGTGTTTGAAAAGGTTGCCTTAGATTACATTACGTTTGGTGGATTTGCATTGAATGTTATTTGGAATAACGAAGGTACCGAAGTCGCTGAGTTTTACCATGCTGACTTTACCAAAGTAAGATCTGGTGTACACGTTGTTGAATGCGATGGACCAGAATACTACTACTACTCATCAGATTGGGCTTTATGGAAAAAGCAAAGACCAATTGAGTACGCAGCTTATGATCCTAAGAAATCTGAAACACATCCATCTCAAATATTTTATTTTATGGATTACGAACCTGGGAATTTGTTCTATCCATTGCCATCATACGTAGGTGGACAAAACGATATTCAGATTGACATCGAAGTTTCAAAGTTCCATATTTCAAACCTAGCAAATGGCATGAATCCTTCGCTCTTCATTGGACTTAATAATGGCATCCCAGATCCCGAAAGTAGAGAAGAAATCTACGATGAAATTACAATGGCCTTTAGAGGTTCAGAGAATGCTGGAAAGGCGTTCATCGCTTTTTCTCAAGATAAAGATCACGAGCCAACCATAACGCCAATTCAATCAGCTAACGACCAATACTATGTGGCCTTAGAATCTAGAATCACATCAAGAATCTTATCAGCACACAGAATTACATCACCTTTATTACTAGGACTTTACCACGAAGGCGGCACAGGACTTGGAAGTAACAAAGACGAGATAGAGACAGCGTATGCCCACTTTACATCAACAGTTATTAAACCAATTCAAAAGCAAATGCTTAAAGTATTTGACAAGATCATGTATGAAATGGGTAGAAAAGATGTTGAGTTGTACATAGAACCTAATAAGATTTTTGAAGCAACTGAAAATACAATCGCAGTAGAGTAAACTAAAAATATTAACAACTATGTCAGCATATAATGTGCTCTTCATCTCAGAAGAGAAAATCAAATCATATACTTCAATTCATGAGTCAGTGAGCCCTGAAGATTTAAGCCCGTACATTTTACAGGCACAAGATATTTACATGCTTAACTATTTAGGTCAAACTTTTTACAATCAGTTAAAAGACCAAATTACAGCAGGCACAATCTCATCACCTAACAGATGGTTACTCGATAACTACATTGGTTCAATCTTATGTAATTACGGAATGTATCACGCACTTCCATTCTTAAAGTACAAGATCTTTAACAAATCGATCTTAAGTCCTACACAAGAGAACGCAGGTTCAATTGGTTTAGATGAGCTTAAGTTCTTACAAACCCAAGTAAGAGAAGTTGCTGAGTCTTATGTGGACCAAATGCAAACTTATTTGGCTAATAATTTGTCTCAGTATCCAGCGTATGCATCTGCAAGATCTATCGACGGACAAGCTCCAGACAAAAAGACTCCATACTTTGGTGGTTTGCAAACTAACTCTCAGTTTTTTAATTGGCGTAAGTATCGCAACTATCCTTATGGAACTGGAACGCGACCATCTGGATATGGCTCTGGCCAAAACAACGATGGCTCAACTTGCTGGGGCTGTGGTGATTGGGCTACTAACTAATTAGAGCGCTTCTAATAGACTCAAAACCTATGGATAATAAAACTATAAAGAAAACTGTTAAGTTGTCAAGGGAGTATCCCAAAACAACCCACAATGTAAAACTATTACAAATATACCTAAGCAAAAATGGAAACACCGAAAAGAGGCAATCCTAAATGGACTAAAGGTGAATCTGCTAATCCAAATGGCAGACCAACTGGAACTCCAAATAGAACCACTGAAGCAATTAAAGTAGCTTACACAGAATTACTCAATAACAATCTGACTAACATTCAAGATTGGTTATCACGTACTGCTGAAACAGATCCTAAAGGTGCATTAGATTTCTTAATCAAACTTAGTCCTTTTGTTATCGCTAAGAAAACAGAGACTGAAATGACAATAGAGTCACCACTAAGGATTATAATTCCCGCAAGAGAAGAAGAGTAAGCGGATCAATTCATTGTAAAAAGGGCGAGATAAATATCTTAGCCCTTTTTTTATTTAAAAATATCGTAACTCTCTTGACGTTTAACCAATTCTTAGAACATGACTACAAAGCACTCGTAGAAGCTGCACACAAGATCACAGGCAACTCTGATCTTAGTTATGACTTACTACATTATGCTATTGAAGAAATGAGTCTTAAAGCAAACATCCAAGATATAGTCGATTCAGGTGGCGCAAGGTTTTATTGTGTCCGAATTATGATGACTCAGCACAGATCTCAGACTGGTCCATTTTACAAACAATTTGTCAAACAACACGAAGAGCTTCAATTCCACGACAAACCTGAAACAGAAGAAGAACACCTTGATATAAAAAAGGTCAACAAGTTATTAGATCAGCTTAATTGGTATGACAAAGAATTGTTTAAACTCTTTGCCGCAGGTAATCACAGCTACTCTAGTTTAAGCAGAGAAACTGGTATACCTAGAACCTCTATCTCATTGACAATTAATAGAGTTCGACGTTATTTAAAAAAGAATATATAAACTATAAAAATAAACACATAATCATGGGATTCAAAATTATTAACAACACAAAAGTAGACGAAAACAGAATCGAATGGCGCTTTGAAGGCTTAGATAAAGTTTACGTTTCAGCAGCAGACAAATTTAAAAGAAACATTGCATTTTGGCAAGCTAAACTAAACATCGGTACTGATGTAAAGGTTGAGATCCTTAATGGTGTTGAACACTTGTATGCACACTTAGAAGAAGAAAAAAACATCGTAGATGTTGAAGCTACTATTGTAGAAGAAGAAACCTTAAAATCAAGAATTGAAGATGGAGAAACTATTAATGCTGTCGTTGCTATCGAGTCTCGTATGGACGAGCCTACTGAACAACCAAATGTATCTGAAGATCTTACAGATTCTATCGATACTGTTAAGCGTAAACGTAAACCGAAAACCACTTAATTGTAGCTTTTGTGCAAGTCAGTGGACCGTGTTATTGGTCGCGCTATCTATGGGATATGGTTGGTTGTCTATACCTGCTATGTTTGCATCAGGCGCAATCACACTAATCATAGAAAAGATAATTAACTACTAATGACAAGAGACGAAATTACACTCAGATTGATGCTACTTAAGCCAATCATGGAGAAACCAAAGGCATACACACCAGCAGAAAGAGTTGAAATGTACTCAGTTTACAATGCTGTCACTGGTGAGAAGCGAGCAGTCACATCATGTGGTGCTTGTTTAAACACAGTCATTTCTAGACTTAAAAAAGAACTAAGAACAATTGAAGGAATTTAAGATACTTAAACCTTATGGACCACTTTTTCATAGTGAGAAGACCTATTTTCTCATCTCAGGCGGGCGCGCATCAGGTAAAAGTACTCAAGCGGCAGCTTATTTCCTAATTAAATTAATGGGCGATGACTACTTTAGAGGTGTTATTGCCCGTTATACTCAAAAGTCCATTAAATCTTCAATCTACAGAGACATACTTGATATGGCTGAAGATTGGAACATCAAACAATACATTAAGATTGATGGTGATGAGATTACCAACAAACTAAATGGCAACATGATCTTAACCCATGCCATGAAACTAGCAGACGGTACTCAAACAGCAAAAGGTAAAGGTCTTGCTAAAGTAACACACTTATTAATCGATGAAGCTACAGAATTACCTTCCGAAGAAGAGTTTATTAAACTTAATGACTCATTTAGAACCAAAGGAATTGATCGTAAGATCCTTATCCTCTTTAACCCAACAACTAAGAGACATTGGATACACTCGAGGTGGTATGTTGATGGCAAACCTAACCCTAAATGGCAACATGATCATGAATTTATACACACCACTTATCATATTAATGTCGAACACTTAGATCCTAAAAAGATCATCGAGTGGGAATCTATGAAAGACATTGATGTCGAATACTACAATCACCACGTATTAGGTCAATGGTCTGAAGGTATTGTTGGTCGTATCTTTACTGATTGGCAATTAGGCGAAGCACCTGAAGGTATCGATGAAACTTGGGGCTTAGACTTTGGTTTTGCCTCAGATCCTGCAGCGCTCGTACGCGTACGCAAACACAATGGCAAACTGTATCTTAAGGAATTTATATACGAGACTAACCTGACTAACGAGGACATACATGATCGTATGCTCAAATTAGGTATACCTAAGAACGCCAACATAATTGCAGACTCTGCAGAACCTAAATCTATTGAAGAACTCAAACGCAAAGGTTGGAAAATACAAGGTGCCTACAAAGGCGCTGATAGTATTCGTAATGGTATTGATAAAATCAAACAGTTTGATGTCTTTGTAGATCAAAACTCTACTAATATCTTAGATGAGTATGCACTTTATTGCTGGAAAAGAAACTCAGACAAACCTGAAGATCAAAATAACCACGCAATGGATGCTATTAGATACGCTTTAAGCAAAGAAAACATAGGCACTTATGCTTTTACTAGAAAGGGTGTTAACAAATATCTACCAGATTAGTAATTCAAAATGTCAATTTCACATATTTAAAATAAAATACATACACAATGGCAGTTATTGCACAAACGTACCGCGATGTCGTTCAACAAATGAGAACGATTTGCTCTCAACATCCAGCAATTGAGACCTTTAGAGTAGGTCCAGCATCGATGATTGAGATACCAACCAATGATCAACCCGTATCGGCTAAATATCCATACGTTCAAATTATACCTCAGCCAGCAACGCTTGACGGTAGATCTACACAATTTGATTTTGACTTAGTAGTTATCGATCTTGCAAAAGACAAACTTGATATCGAAGAAAGAACACACTCATCAACAATGGAAATCTTACGAGACATCTTAGCTGCTTACACAATGACAACATGGAAGAACGTGGATTATAATATGCAATTGCCAATTGTAGCTACTCCTTTCTTTGAAGGCTTTAACAATTCTGTTGTTGGTTGGACTGCACAAATTTCAATTGAAGCTAAGTCACCATTTGATCAATGTAACAATCCAATCATCTTTGCATAATGAATAAGTACGCTAATTCTAAAATTATTGAAACTCTTGAATTAGTAAAAGAGAAAATGGAACGTGATTTAAAACGTCAAGTTCCACAGTATCCTCGTAGTCCTTTTTCTAGTCGAAGATCTGATTTAAAAAATTCATTAAGAGTAAATGTAAACAAGCAAACAACTTCGATTACATTTGATTTTTTAAATTATGGTATTTACACAATATATGGTACTGGTCAAGAACGTGATGAATCTTCTTATAACAAATCTATATTTGAGATGCCCGCAGCTACTCGATACGTAAAAGGTAGATTTGGTATTAGACCACAATATTGGATTAGTCTTAGCGCAGTACAACAGCGATACATGGATCTAATTGAAGAAAATCTAAACGTAGGATTTGAAGAATTTATTGAAAAATACATAAACGACATTACAAAAATATGATTGAGTTCAAAATAAATGGTGCAGAGTATAAGATTGGTGACATTACGATCCAACAATACTACGACATCTACACAAACTTAGCAGTACAAACTACAACTACACAGTTGGAAATTGTTGCTGCGTTGTCAAAATGCCCAATTGACGAGTTAAAGAAATTAGAGCAAACACAATTCGCTGCTTTATGGAATGAGTTACTTGCAGGACCTTTAAACTTGCATGATAATCTACCTTTCCATAAACACATTGCAGTGAATGGGAAAGCTTATGGCTTTACAGACATAAAGAAACTAAGTATCGGTGAATTGGCTGACATGGACGTGCTTAAAAATGATCCACGTAAAGAACAGTTACTACACAAGATGATGGCAATTCTATATAGACCTGCTGTCGATATCACAGAAGATTGGATTATTGTAAAGGAATATGATGCAAACACAGTAGACGAAAGAGCCAAAGAATTCTTAAATATGCCAGTAGCTTATGTGTTCGGTGCTATGAGTTTTTTTTTGCTCATCAGAAACTTCTCTATCGAAACTATAGTGGACTCTTTGACGACGACGGAGGAGATGACGAAGGAAGAGATCGAAATGGTGGAACTGTCGAAGCAAATCACATTAGAGCTGCTAGAAATTGGTATGCAACCTTCATCTTCCTTGCCGGCGGAGATGTCCTCAAAATTGACGAGATTACAAAACTTGGCGCAATCGATGCATTCAACTTCCTCGCCTTTAGTAAAGACAAAGCCCGAAAAGAAAAGATGGAGCATGACAAACTTATGGCTCAAATTAAAGCTAAACAAAAATAATAAAATAAAATGATTACTACTATCAACTATGCTCCTTCTTATTTACAAGGCGCTTACAATCCAATCATTTGGTCTGTAACTAGTAATAAGATAAATGAGATCGACTTTAAGTATGTTTTTGACATATATAAAGATGGTGTTAAGATTATTAGAATCAAACAGCGTGCAAACCCGGCGGGAGCAGGAATGATCGATCTATCAACACTTACTCAAGGTTACTTGTTAGTAAATGAGCCAAACAATCCAATCTTACAAGGTGAAACTACAATTGATTGGCAAGGTTTAAACCACATCTATGCAGATAATGGCACTATGAGTGCACATTTTGAGATCTACGCGGGTGAAGAATATACTTCAGGTGGTATAACTCAAATTTACAATGGAGTAACAAATGTACCAGGAACACCAGCTTTTATTTTACGTTCAGCTACTGCTGTCGCTGGTCTTAGTATTCCAGTGCATGTTTGGCCTTCAAGTGTCGAATACAGACAACAACAATGGGCTATGAGTAACTATAATACAATTTCAGGTGCTTATGGACAAGATCCTGCAACTGGTAAAATTTATGATCATGGTTTAGCTACTACTCTTTATGATGGTTTAGCTTATCCTTTAATGTTTAATAAATTAGAACAAGACTTATATCCTACTGATAAAATGGTTTTATCCTGGATTAACTGGTCACCTTATGTAACGTTCCCACGAAGAATCATATATGGATTTAGATTCAAGTGGTACAACGCAGCGGGTGCGCTAGTCAGAACAGATGATAAGCCATGTACTACTGCTACTGGTTATGATGCTAGAGCTTTATGTACTGATTTAATCTTGGCACAATTAGAAGCCAAATATGATTTGATCCACGTATTAGCAAGTCCTCATGATTTAGCATGGGCTGTCAGCGATGGTACGTTTACAGCACCAGTTGGTGGAAGAATAGAAATTCAAGGCTATGATGCTGGAATTGGTGTTTGTATTTTAGGAGATCCTATTACAGAAAAGATCACTATTAATCTAATTGAAGAATGTGAACCAGCTTTATATCCAAGAGTAAGATTGTCATGGTTAAATGCTTTAGGTGGTAGAGACTACTTAAACTTTACAATGTTTACTGAGAAGACAATCGAAACTACACAAGCAACTTACGCACAAGAGCAAATGCAATGGTCATCTCTTAAACCAGTTCAAACAGGTGTAACATATCCTATTAATAATTTAGGTATTGCTGGTGGTGATAAAATCTATAACAAACAAGCTAAAACTACTTACAAGATTATGACTGACTGGTTAGATCAAGAGCAAGCAGATTTGTTAGAGAGTTTGATTAAGTCACCACAAGTTGTAGCTTACATTCATGATGGTAATGATTCACCATTTACGCCAGGATTTGGTAATGAATTTGCATACACAGTTAATGTTAAACAAAATTCATACGCTACTAAAAATGTTAGACAACTTAAACTAGTTCAAGGAACATTTGATATCGAAGTGGCTTTACAACAAAAACTACAAAACACATAATCATGGCAGACGTTCAATTATACGCAAAGAACCAAACCAACAATCAATATGTCTTATTAGACTTATTTACAGAACAGCCAATCAAATTAACATTGGCTGTTTCTAATATTGTTGATCCACTTTCAGCTAACTCTATATTTAGTAGAACATTTAGAGTACCACACACATCTAAGAATGGTCCTTACTTTAAAGCGGTCTTCAATGTTAACTCAACTGACTTTGATGCATCTGTTAAAGCGCCAGCTTACATAAATGACAATGGTATCTTCTTCTCATCAGGTAATATTAGACTTTCATCTATCTTTGTTAACGAAGAAACCAATAATGTAGAATATGAGATCAACTATTATGGTGAAACATCTGATTTTGGATCTCAAATTGGTGGTGGTTTCCTAAGTGAAGTTAACTTAAACAGTTATAATCACAACCAAACCTACACAAATATCACAAATTCATGGGGTGGTGGTTTATTTGGTGGAGATATTGTCTACCCATTAGTTGAATGGGGTTATACTTATGACAATGGTGTACCAAATCATGGTACATTCTCTAGATATACTGGTGTTGTTGGCAATAAAGGTACATTTGGACCTATTTCAAGTCCTCCACCTACCGCAAATGTGATCACACAAGGAATGATGAAGCCTAGTATTAGAGCTAAAGCATTGTGGGATAAGATATTTGGAGAAACTGATTACACATATAGCTCTACATTTTTAAATTCAGCTGAATTTACAAATTTATACATAATTTCAGAAGATGAAGCTCGCGAAGAGATCTTAGCAGATCAAACATTTGCTGCGGCAGGTTCAGCGTCTCAAGTAAATAACTCAGGAGGTACTTATGATGTATTTTTTGACACACAATTATACGATAATGCCAATCAATATGATCCTGTTACAAGTGTATTTACGGCAGCTTCAACAAGTGGTGATCCATACGTATTTCAATATCAATTAGCTTTTACTGGACCTTTAATACCAGTTCTTAGATCAGTTGGTGCATTTCCACAATTAGTAGATGCAGATACTGGATCTTTATTAGCAAGTACAGGTACACCTACAATTGTTTCAAGCGGTACACCTACTTATGCTACTGGATTTTTCTCAGTAAGTTTAGCAGCAGGTCAAAGAGTAAGAATGAGAATTCAATATACTAGTCTTAATCCACCTGATGCTGATGTGCCTATTATTATGTTTGATCAAAACTGGTCTTTATTCGATGCACCTGAAAATGTGAATGTAAGTACAATCATGCCTTCTAATATTCGTAAGATTGATTTTATGAGATCTATTATTAATAGATTTCGTTTAGTCTTTGTTCCTTCAAAAGATATTTCAAATCATTTTGAGATTACTCCATGGAAAGATTGGATTTTACAAGGTCAATCACTTGATTGGACTAGTAAATTAGATGGATCTAAAGACATGAAGATCACACCTTTATTTTATGGTCAAGAAAGACTACAAGTCTATAAGGATCAAGAAGATGCAGACTTTTTAAATTACAACTATCAGTTAGATTACAAACAAACTTATGGTCAATTAAATAGAGATTCTAACAATGAATTAATCAGAGGTGTTAGAACTATACAAGATCAGTTTGCACCAACACCTATTTTTCCAATGGGTAATGTTGATCCTAGTAATCCTTTATATCAAATGCCATTTCCGCATTTAGCAAAAGATACAAATACAGAGAGACAACCAATTCAACCTAAACTTAGATTAGTTTACTATAATGGTGTAAAACCTGTACCAGATTCAAATCAATGGTGGTTACAATCAGATTTTGGTGGACCAATTGGTCAAACTGTTTATCCACTTATGAGTGAATATAGTAGTTGGCCAGTTACTACGTCTACTTTTGATTTAGCATGGGAAAATGAACCACCTCTTTACGATACTGAGACTAGTGGATTATCAAAAGCTAGAACTAATTTCGATCAATTCAGTGTTTATTGGAAAACTTGGTACGATGTATCATTTGATCCATTCTCAAGAATTGTTGAAGCAAACTTTGTTTTAGATTGGACTGATATTATTAATCTTAAATTCAATGACTATGTTTATGTAAAAGATGCATGGTATTTTGTCAATAAAATAACTGACTATATTTCTGGTTCAAATACAAATTGTAGAGTAGAACTAGTTAAATTAGGAAATAACATTGGTTTAACTTTACCAATCGGTGTAGAAGTTGGTAATAATCCAATTGAATTATGTTATGGTCGTAGTAAATGTGAAGCTTATTGCTGTACATATACAAATGCCACATATTACATCGATAGAGTTGCATTCGTAGATGCAACATTTATCTACACTGATTTTTATGGATCTATTCCTGCAGAACCTGGTTTCTACTCAGATGGTGATTTAATTTTACAAGTTGGACCAAGTGGATCTGTTATTGGCACTGCAGTTAATGACTGTGATTGTCTAGTTGAAAGCTTTCCATTTACAGTTTGTGTTGGAGAAGCATTATGTAATACATGTTGCTGCGATTCTGGTACTACAACAATCTATGGAGTTAACGCAGACTTTTTTGCAAATCTTAATTGGTATTCAGATTCATTATTAACTGTACCCGCTGCAGATGGATGGTATAAATTATCAGTAGGAACTAGTCCAACTCAATCTATTTTTGTTTCAGAAGGCGAAGTACAATTTGTTAGTCTATGCGAAACTTCTACAGGTTGTAGTGACGATGGATGTACATCTTATAGTTTATTCTCAGCTGCTGGTGGAGGTGTAACTTTTACACCATGTGGAGATGATCTTCCAGTTGGTACATTTGTACCTGCAGGAGTACGTACTAGTATTTGTGCCGTAACAGGATCTGTTGAAGTTGCATCTGGTACTGTTTCAATAACAGCACAACCATCTTTTATACCAGTATGTGATTGTGGTGAAACACCAGTTTACAATCCTTATGAGTTTACATTTGCAGAAACTTTATGTGGAGTTTGTTGTGATGGTACACCAATTACATTATGGTTAGAAGATCCTGAAACACCAGCAACTGCAACTATATTGTATGCTAATAATATAGGTACAACAAGAGCAGGTGCAGGTTATTACAAATATGGTACTGATGTCTTAATAGTAGATGCAAGTGGAAACGTTACAGCTTATAGCAATTGTGAAAGCTGTACATGCGATTATTACTATGTTGCTCAAAATTGTAACGAAGAACTAGTACAAAACTTTAGTTATCCTACGCCATTAGCAATTGGCACAGTAGTATCTTCTAGTTCTTTTGTTGATCAATGTTGGGAAATCATCGACGTAGCAACTAGTGGTTTTCCTATTGATTTTGTGTTCGAATCATGTGCAGAATGTGCTGGAAGTACACCATGTGAATGTATAAACTATGATATTATTACAGGCGAAAGCGGTGGTGCTATTCAATATATTGATTGCGCAACACAAACAGTTATGTACAGAGATCTTGCACCATTATCAGGTACACAACAATGTGCATGCGCAGATTCTGTTATTGTAATTGCAGGTACAGGTGTAACTATAACTGAACTTGGTCCTTGTGCTACACCAGAAGGATGTAACACTTATCAATTAGAATCGCCAGAAGGTGGATCAGTAGATGCTACACTATGTGGAGAAGAATTACCTGTTGGTGTATTCGTACCAGCTGGTGAAATAGTTACAATTTGCGCAGTAACAGGATCAGTAACAGTTTCATCAGGAGATATTACTATAATCGATTTAGGACCTTGTGATAGTGTAGTTTATTACACAATTGCAACAGAATATCTTGGAACTTTAGAAAGTGATCCTTGTGCATTAATATGTGAAACAGGAACTATAGTAAATGTATACAGTCTTAACACAAGTTTAGCTACATCAACTCAAATCTTTAGTAATATTTCTGGTACATTACCAGCAACTGCAGGTTATTACAGAGATCCAGAAGGAACTGTATATGAAGTAGATGATATGGGTTTTGTTTCAGTTTTTGATAGTGGTTCATGTCCTGCATGTATACCTGCTTTTAGAGTATTATTTGGTAATCAAAATGGTATTTCAGCTTTAAATAGCGATACTGGTGCTGAATTAATAGATATTAGTAATCTTGTACCAAATAACATATATGTTGATAATATTAGTGATAAAATTATTTCAGTTAATACTATGCAAAGATACAATTTTGATGGTACTATTGATGCTTCATTTAATAATACAAATATAGCAAATAATGAAATAGTTTCAGCAACTAAAATAGGAAGTAATTACTATTTCGCTGGTAGATTTACAACTAGTAAAGGTAATACTGTAAATAGAATTGCAGCTGTTGATAATAGCGGTAACTATGTAAATATGACATCACGAGGTACTGGATTTACTAGTCCTTCTGCTATGGGTTTAACAAGTCATAACGGATCACTATATGTTTGGAAAATAGGTAGTGGTGGTACTAAACCTGTATACAATGGAGTAACTTGTGAGGGTGTTGTCCAAATGGATACTAATGGATTAATTACAGCACAATTTAATATAGGTACATTAGGATTAGAACAAGGTATTGTTCCAGTTTTTGATTCTGCTGGAAATATGTATGTTTCTACTGCAGCTGGTAGTCCTGTTCTTTACAAATTCTCACCAGTTGGAGGTCTTCCTGTAGCTAGTGTTAATTTATACGCAGGTGTACAAAGCACTGTTCCTAGAGGTATAGCAATTGATAGTTTAAATAGAATTTATTTGTCTGGTATGACTTTTATTCGCTTAGGTACTAGTCCAGGTAACACTAGTAAATATATTGTAAGATTAAATACATCTTTAGTTTATGACAGTACATTTACAGTATCAGTGGATAGAGCAACGGAAAGAATATACCTCGAAGATGATTCAACAATGTATGCAGTTCGTTTTCAAGCCGATAGTACTTATGCTGTTAATAAAATTAATTTAACAACACAAACAGTTGATACAGCATTTGTTTCGCCTGCTGTAGTTAGTGCTGGAGTACAACGACCTTTAGATGGTTATACAATTGTCTAATTCAAAAATCAACATGAGTATATTTAAGAATATAAAAACACAATAAGAACGTGGCAGATAAAACTATAGCATTTACACTCAAAGTTAATGGAGTTGACCAAGCAGTCAGCTCCATTGATGAGTTAGATTCATCGATACAACAGTTAGAAGAAACCCTGAAGAGTGCCAAGTTTGGTACAGATGAGTTTAAAGCTGTTGAACAACAATTAATTAAAGCAAGATCTGCTAAAGAGGATTTAGATAAGTCCTTAGAAGGTCGTGGTGCTGAAAAAAGACTGCAAGGTATTGTCGGTTTAGCAGAAGGTTTAGGAGGTGCATTCGCTGTAGCTTCTCAAGCATCTGCTTTATTTGGTAAAGAAAGTGCAGATCTTGCAAAAGTAGAAGCCAAAGCACAACAAGCCTTAGCAGTTGTAATGGGAATTAGAGCCATCAAAGAAGGTTTACTAAACTCTGCATTAGAACGTAAGATCATCTTGGAAAAAGCCAGCATGGTTGGTACTGCACTCTTAAATGGTGTTAACAAAGCACTTAACATTACGTTAAGTATGAATCCAATTGGATTAATTGTTACTGCATTAGGTTTATTAGTAGTTGGTATCTTAGCTGCGATTGGACCTATCAAGAAAATCATTGGTCAATTTGATTTCTTAGGTGAAGCTATTCAATGGACTATTGACAAAGCAAGAGACTTAGCTTCTGTTCTTAGTTTTGGTTTGATCGATGACGCTGCGACTGCAAAGACTAGAGATAACTCTGAGAAAATGATAGAGTCTTTAGACGATGCAAGTTCTGCTGCTAACAAAAACATCGCTGCACAAAAACGTAGATTAGATTTAATGGCTGCGCAAGGTGCAACTGAAGAACAGTTACTTGAGCAAAAGAAGAAAATCAACCAAGCAGAAGTAGACTCTAGACAAAAAGCTGTTAACGCCTTAATGATGTTACAGAAAATGGATGGTGAGTTAGATGATGATAAGAAGAAGAAACTCAATGAGTTACAAGAAGAAATCAAAGATCTAAATAACCAAGCCCTAATTGATCAAGCAGATTTTAACAAGAACAAAGCTGACAAAGAAAAAGAAGCTACTGATAAAGCCAACGATAAAGCTAAAGAAGCTGCTGATAAAGCCAAAGAACTTAGAGAGAAAACTTTAGAAGAACAAAAGAAAGCTTTAGATAAGATCAAGGAATTGCAAGATGCATTTTATCTTGATAGTATCAAAGACCAAGATCAAAGAGCACAAGAAGCTCTAAAACTTACACAAGCAGCAGCTGACAAAGAGATTCAGATTCAACTTGATACTCTTAATAAGAAGAAGACACTTACTAAAGAAGAAAAGGCACTTAAAGCTACTTTAATTGAAGAGCAAAAAGCTTTAGACGCTAAACAAGCACAAGATACTCAAGCCTTACTTGATGAGCAAGCAAAGGTAAGAGCAGAAAAAGAAAAGGCGTACAATGCAGAGCTGCTAGGACTTAGAAATGAGTTAACCTTAATGTCTATAGAGAATGAGACAGAACGTTCGCTGAAAGAGCTAGAAATAGCACTGGCACAACAGGTTCAAGAGATCAATAGTAGACAATTAACAGAAGCACAAAAGACAGCACTTATTGAAAATGCTGCCTTAATTAATGCTGAAAAAGTTAAAGCAATTGAAGAAGGTCAAGCGCAAGCAACAGCTGATTTCAAATTCTCTTTAATGGAAGAAGGTTATCAAAAAGAATTGGCTCAAGTTGATATAGACAAAGAGGCTAAGATTGAACAACTAAATGCATTAAAATTAACTGAAGAAGAGTACGCTGCAGCAAGTGTTGATATCGAAAGACAAGCAGCTGAAGCAAAACAAGCAATTAACACTGCTACTTTAAATGCACAATTAGGAGCTACAGCTGGAGTTTTAGGACAAGCTGCAAGTTTATTTGGTGAAAATACCATTGCCTTTAAAGCATTGAAGATTGCTGAAACAGGAATTACTACATATCAATCAGCAACATCAGCGTTTGCATCAGTTGTTGGTATTCCAGTTGTTGGTCCAGTATTGGCACCGATTGCCGCGGGTGTGGCAGTTGCTTCAGGTTTGGCAAGTATTGCTAAAATTGCAGGAATTGGTGTACCTAAACCAAAAGTTACAGCACCATCACCAGTAGGTGGAGGTGGAGGAGGTACTGGTGGTGGCGGTGGTAGCAAATTTGCAATGGGTGGTCTTGTTGTAGGACCAGGATCTGGAACATCAGACTCAATTCCAGCAATGTTATCAGCGGGAGAATCAGTAATAAATGCAAGATCTACTGAAATGTTCGGTGGATTACTATCAACACTTAACCAAGCAGGTGGAGGAAATGAGATACCTAATAATGGTGGAACACCTATAATTAAAACATACGTAGTAGCTAGTGATATGACATCACAACAAGAAGCAGACCGACGTATTAATGATATCGCACGAATCTAATGATACAACACTTACAAGAACAAGCAGAATGCTTACAAAAAGCACTAGACAATCACATGACAAAGATCACATTGGCTCTTATCGCCTTTTTAGCACCAATCCAAGGGATATTAATCACAGTGGGAGTACTTATTCTTGCTGATACTATTATTGGAATTTGGAAAGCAAAAAAGCTTAAAGAAAAGATCTCATCTAGAAAATTAAGTCAAATAATCTCTAAGATGTTTCTTTACGAAGGTACAATCGTCTTATTTTTTATGATCGATAAGTATATTTTAGGTGACATCTTACAACAATTCTTTGCAGTTGAATTTTTATTAACCAAAGTAGTTGCATTGGTGCTTTCATCAATCGAAGTCTTTAGCGCAGACGAGAACTATAGAGCTGTTAGAAAATATGGATTATGGCATGCATTCAAAAAACTTGTAGGCAGAGCCAAAGATGTTAAGAGTGAATTAAAAGACTTTGACTTAGACGATTTAAAATAAAATAAATACTATATGGAAAATAAAAAGAAATTAGTCGACTTAGGAATCTTAACTGAAGATGAACAAAGTGGCGTAAAACGTGTATCACTTGTAGAAGAACCTGCAATTGAACTAGATTTTAGATATTTTGGTAAGCAATATGGATTCGTTAAACCAAGAGGTGGCGAATCACAAGATGAATTTATTGGTCGTTGCATACCAGTTTTAAGAAATGAAGGTAAACCAGAAGATCAAGCAATTGCAATTTGCTACTCATATTGGGAAGAAGGATTTGAAGTTGACACTGCAGGTTTAGAACCTTATGTAGCACCTTATATTAAGAAAAAGAATGGTAAAGCTGAAAAGCCAATTACCAAATCTATTTTAATGGAAGATCTAGATCTATCTGAAATTTCAGAATTTGAAATGCAAGTACTTAGAAAAGCTATTGAATTAGGTATTGATTTTGAATCTTGTAAATTAGAAACATTTGCAACAGCTCAAACAAAAGCCGAAGCTGATGCAATTAGAGCTGAAATAGCAACTGATACTAGCAAATTACAAAATGGTGAATTTGAATTTAGATACAAATATGCTAAAAATCCTAATATAGGTGGTGGAGGTGCAGAGAGAGGTTTCTGTAAAGCTATGATGTACATTAGTAGATTGTATACTAAAGCAGAAATCGATTCAATGTCAGATAATGGTGTTAATAGTCAATTTGCAGAAAAAGGCAGTAGTCAATATGATATTTTTGAATATCGTGGCGGTTGTTATTGCAAACACATGTGGCAAGCTTACTTAGTTTATAAACCATTTGATGGATCTCCACAAATTATAACTAGAGCACCTGGTGAAGATGGTCCAACAAGACCAATACCTAGATTGAATTTTAGTAAAGCTGCTTTTAAGTTTGCTTCTGAAGATCAAATGATTTTAGTAGGTCCTTGTATGATCCCCAATGTAAGCATTCCAAGAATTGACGAAGATGGTGAAAAGTATTTTGTAAGATTTTCAGCTGAAACTATCAAAGAAATTTGCATGAAGTACTTTAAAGAAGCCAGAACTAATGATGTAAATACAGATCATGAAGAAAACTCTGCTGGTGCATACATATATGAGTCCTGGATTGTTGAATCAGAAGATGATAAGGCAAATACGATCTACGGTTATAACGTGCCAGTTGGCACCTGGATGTGTACCATGAAGGTAGACGATAAAGCTACTTGGGCTCGCATTAAATCTGGTGAACTAAGAGGTTTTAGTATCGAAGGAATATTAATGGACCTTGAGGAGCTCGAGGCCAAAAAACAATATGAAAAGATTAAGAATATTCTTAAATAATCTAGATAAATAAAAAGTAAGATTTTAGACTATCTTTCATAATTATTTTTAGGTATAAAGGGTGATTCCATTGGGGTTTCACCCTTTTTTTATGTGAGTTATGTCAGGTGTGAAATCTGTATATTTAAGATAAAGGGCAAGTGCCCAATTAAAATAAACACACATTATGAAATACACTTTAAAACTAAACCAAGTACGTGAAGTGCTAGGGATGGAGATTAAGTTGGAAGCTGCAAAGCTTATCGATGGTGTAACAGCAGTGGAATACGAGCGTTTAGAACCTGGCTTTCCATTATTTGTTATCGCCGAGGACGGTACAACGAAAACTCCTGCACCTGCTGGCTACCACACACTTGAAGACGGAACTAAAATCGAAGTTGACAACGCAGGTATGATCATTGAGGTTTCTGCTGAAGAAGGCGAAACTACTGAAGAAGCACCAATTGCTGAAGAAACTGTAGTTGAAGTATCTGGCGAAGAAATGCCTATGGAAGATCCTAAGGTATCTGTAGCGATGGAAGAAGCAATCGTAGAAAAAGTAATTGAAAAAGTTGGTGAGAAAATGAAAGCCATTTTCGAAGCAGTTGAAGAGGTTGCTAAAGAGGTTGCTGTCGTTAAAGAAGAAATGGGAGCTATGAAGACCAAAATGGAAAAATTCAGTAAAGCACCCGCAGCTACATCAATCCCTAAGATTGTTGACGCTCCAAAAACATTTGATGCATTTGACGCTAAAGTTGAAGCCATCAAAAGTGCAATGAAAAAGTAATCAATTAAAAATTAAAAATAAAAACACATAAATTATGTCATTCAATTTATCAGGTTTAACTACTTACGTAGATCAAACATCACAAATCGACCTAATTACTAAAGCGTTATTGAAGCCACAAACGGTTAATAACTTAGTAGTTAAAGCTGGCTTAACAGCTGGTACAACCAACCTTAACATCTTAGACGCAGGTGTAGACATCTTAGATGCTACTTGCGGATTCGGTTCAGCTCAAGTTGGTACAAACACAACTATTTTCACTCAATTACCAATCGTAGTTCAAGCGAAAATGTTAAAAGAAATTCTTTGTCCAGATTCACTTTACGATTATTGGTTGTCAAGCCAAATGTCAGCTTCTGCTTACCACGAAACTGTACCATTTGAAGAAGCAATCGCTAATTTGAAAGTAAGAGAAATCAACAAATACGTAGAGTCAACTCTATGGGCTGGTGATGGTTCATCTTTAGATGGATTGTTATTCCAAACTTCAGTTGCTGAAGGTGCTGTTGACGGTACTGCATACTCAACTGCTTGGACTTCAGGTACAGCTGTTGCGAATATGTGGGCATTGATTGACTTGTTGCCAGTTGCTGTTAAGCAAGAAGATGATTTAGTAGCTTACATGTCTTACTCAACTTACTCTAAGTTGACTCAAGGTTTGATCGCTACAGGAAATAGCATTTTATTGCAATACCCTAACATCAACAATGTTGCAGGTCAAGCAGAATCTAGCTTCATCTTCCCAGGAACTAACATCAAAGTATTTGCTGCTCCTGGTATCGTTGATCCAGCTGGAGATTCAGCAGTTATTATCTCACCTAAGAAATATTTGTTCATGGGTACAGGTATCACAAACGATCAAGATGCGTTTAGATTCTATTATTCGCCGGCAGACGATCAGGTGCAGTTTTTAGCAAAGTTCAAACTTGGTACTGCAGCTTACGCTTCTCAGATGGTATCAACTGTAGCATAATAAAACCACCAATAAGGAGAGTCTTCGGACTCTCCTATTATAAAAATTAAAAATATAAATAAAATAACATGGCATGTTTAATTAATAGCGCACTTCCGCTAGATTGTATGAACGCGATGGGTGGTTTAAAGACTGCGTATTTTTTAGGTGGTGAAATCACATCAACAACTGTAGTTGCTGGTGAGATCACTGCTATCGCTGGTACTGGTTCGTTCTACGAATTTCAGTTAGCAAAAGATACAGCTTTCTTCAACGAAGCTATCAACGTTTCAAATACTGCGGGTACTGTTTACTACGAAGGTGTATTAACAGTAGTGCTTCAGAAAATGGATGCAGATAAGAGAAATCAAATTCTTTTATTGGCTCAAAATAGAGATCTTAGAATTGCATTCGTAGATCAACAAGACGTAACTTGGGTTATGGGTCTTACAAGAGGTGCTGTAATGAGTGCTTCAAACGCTGCTACAGGTACTGCAGTTGCTGACATGAATGGATACACGTTATCTTTCACAGCACAAGAACCAGTTGCTGCTTATCCAATCGTTACTGGATCTGATCTAGCTGACGTAGTTGGTGGTGGTTTAACAGTAGTTGCTGCTTAATTTTAATCTCACTCTTTTTAAAAGAAGCCTCTAAGAAATTAGAGGCTTTTTTTATGCGTTGTGTCAAAGGTGACATAACTTATATTTAAAATAAAGAAGAACGAAAGTAATGATAAATTTACGCAATCTTACTGATAACACAGACATCGTCATTTACGTTAATACGTTAAGTGCTGATATTCCTTATGCGTCTAATAACTTCTTGTTTGGTTTTAAGAATGGTTTTAGTAATGTATGGTCATACGTTATGCCAAATATCGTCAAGCAAAACACCAGATACACCCAGTTCAGCATCGAACTAGTACAACAACAGATATTAATAGATCCAGAAAATGGTGTGACCAGACTGTCCCCAAGTGGTAATTACGATTACAAACTTTGGGCTATTGATGCTCCAACTTTGGATCCAGCATTTGGTTATTTACTAGAAGAAGGTCAAATGTATTTAGAGAATACACAACCCGAAACAGTAACCATTACTTATATTTCAGATAATGATCCTTCAAGAAATATTGTATACTTAACAAGAGATGAGAGCGAATGTGCTAGATGGAACTCCACAGATATTTGGAAATACTCTACATTTACTTGGAATTGTCAACCAATTATTGATTGTCCAGTTTGGCCAATGGATGGTGAATGGCAAAACCAGAATTTCGAATGGGATTTATGTGCAACTGTATAAAATTAAAAAGAAAATAAATATAAAATATGGCAGATTTAACTAACAAATACATCTATGAGACGTTTCCGTCAGTAGTTGGTATTGGTGATAAAGGTTCTGAAGGAGTAACAGCTACTCTAAAACCACTTACAGATGGTCAAGGCGTACACATGCCGATCGAAGTAAGTTTAGACGAAGTAAACATCACAGCTAATCAAACAACAACAGTACAATTAAACATCGCTGGTTACGGAGAAGTAATCGACTCTAATGGTAACTGGCTTGGTGGTGGCGGTGGTATTGGTGCACAAGGAGCTCAAGGAGCAACAGGTGCTCAAGGTGCTAATGGAGCACAAGGTGCTGCAGGTGTTAAAGGTGCTCAAGGTGCTACTGGTAGTAATGGAGCTCAAGGCGCTAATGGAGCACAAGGTGCTAATGGAGCACAAGGTGCTGCTGGTACTAATGGAGCTCAAGGAGCGGTGGGTATTACAGGAGCGCAAGGTGCAACTGGTGCTCAAGGTAGTGCTGGAACTAATGGAGCACAAGGTGCAATTGGTGCTCAAGGTGCAATTGGTGCTCAAGGTAGTGCTGGAACTAATGGAGCTCAAGGTTCTGCTGGAACAAACGGAGCTCAAGGTGCAGAAGGTGCCCAAGGTGCTACTGGTACTGGAGCTCAAGGAGCAACAGGTGCACAAGGTAGTGCAGGAACTAATGGAGCGCAAGGAGCAGTTGGACCAACAGGTGCACAAGGTTCTGCGGCGCCAGCTGGTTTAGTAGCAGGAACTGGAGTAAACTCAATGAAAAATGATAACTCTTTAGTTAGTGTGGCTACAACAGCTACAAGTATTCAAGATATTGTAATTGGTAACGGTGCGTATGATAATACGGCTAATGCAACTAATGGTAGAAACATTATTATTGGTTCTAACGCTGGTATGACAGGCGGAGAATGGAATATTGTAATTGGTAGAAATGCAATCTCTAAAAAAGGTGGTCAAGTAACTATTGGTAATGGTGCAGATAATGGTAGTGGTCAAGGTATTGCAATTGGTACAAACGCTTTAACAGGTGGTTTAGATGAATCTATGGCAATTGGTTTAAATGCTAATTCTCAAGGAAATGCAGGAGCTATTGCTTTTGGTAGAGATACAAATTCACAAGGTGGTTATTCATTGGCAATAGGTAGAGCATGTACTGTTAATTCAACAGCTGGATTAACAATTGGTACTTTTAGTTCAAATACAGCTACTGGTTCATCAGTTGTAGTTGGTCATAGTATTTCATGTGCTGGATCAGAATCAATTGTTATAGGAAATACAGGTGCAACATGTAATAGTGCTGGTTCTAGATCAATTGCAATGGGTAGAACTGCTACAGTTGCTGCTAATAATAGTTTAGCAATTGGTAACTATGCAACAATCGTAGCCGGTGCAAGTAATTCAATGTCGTTCACTTCATGTGCGGTAAATGTAAATGAACAAAGAGCAGTTGGAGGATTAATGATAGTACCTGGTAATTTTGGATGTACTACAGCAGCTGCAGCGACTAATAGTATTGTATTAGGTGGTGCTGCTTCTCAAATAGAAAGAGCAAGTAATACAGGTGTAATAGCAATTGGTTATAATACGCAAGCAAATGCAAATAATGCTGTTGCATTAGGAGCTGGAGTAGTTGCATCAACAGCTGACACTGTAACTATTAAGAAATTACAAATGTTAGACTATGCTACTTTAAACTATGCTGATGATACTGCGGCTGCGGCTGGTGGTATACCTTTAGGTGGTGTTTATCATACTGCAGGTGTATTAAAGATTAGAACAGCATAATATAAAATTAAAAATATAAATAAAACACATACAATATGGCATTATTAATTACAGGTGAGAATATCATCTTAAACAGCGAAATACAAATTACTTCGGCATACGCTAGAACTAACGCAGGTTTATCAATAGACGGTTCACAACTTTATATTGGAACAGAATTGTGGGCTTCAGAAGCTGCTTACGTGGCTAAAGCTGCACCATTGCAACCAATAAATGTTAACATTCCTTATCAAGTTCCTTATGATAGAACTGTTATGGGAACCGATCTACTTTTTGCAGCTAATGAAGTTGTAAAACAAATGTTAGAAGTAGAAGGTTTTACAGTTACGATCACAGAATTGTAATTGAAACATTAAAAAATATAAATAAAATAATATGTCAGGATTAAAAGGACAAACAGTTGCGACCACGTATGAAGGTCTTCTAAAGACTGCTGATAGCTTACCTTTACAATCAGGTGCTCAAGTAACTGATGTTACAGATGGAGCTGGAAATACATCAGCATTAGGCTTAGGTCAAGATGCCATGATTGTACAAGGTGAATACATTTCAGTAACTGATGATAGCGGTAATGGATTTGTATTAGACAATATACAAATGACTATGGGTGGCAATGTAGATTTTACATTAGCAACAGTAACAGGATTAACAGTACCTCCAGGACCAACGGGTGCTCAAGGAGCAACAGGAGCACAAGGAACAATTGGTGCAACAGGAGCTCAAGGTGCACAAGGAATTGAAGGAGCACAAGGAACAATAGGAGCAACAGGTGCACAAGGAGATCTTGGTTTAACAGGCGCTCAAGGTGCACAAGGTACTGAAGGAGCGCAAGGAATTGAAGGAGCTCAAGGAACAATCGGTTCAACAGGTGCACAAGGAGATCTTGGTTTAACAGGCGCTCAAGGTGCAACAGGATCTGGAGCACAAGGAGCAGAAGGTGCTCAAGGCTCAACAGGAGCTCAAGGTACTGCTGGAATTTCAGCAGGCGCAGTATTCTACTTTAATCAATCTGAAGCGTCTGACGTTTTAGGTTATAGAAATCTAAGTACATTACCTACAA